GTGAACCATCAACGTTTAATGCTTTTTCAGCTTCAACCATTGACATTTCTAAGTAATCTTCAAATCTTAATCTTGACTCGTGTTCAGATTTTAAATACCATAAGTATCCAGATGTACCAGCTTCAGTAGTTACTTCAACCCAACCGATTTGAGCAACATCAGAACCATTAACATTATATTTATCTCTAATGATAAGTGGCTTGTTGTTGAAAGTTGTGAAAGAAGCGTCTATAGAATTACCAGCGTTAACTGTACCTTTTCCATATTCAGATCCATATACGAATACTTTAATATCTGTAGCGTCAGGAATAGTACCTGCTAAAGCAGCTAATACACCGTAAGTTTCTACAGTTACGTCGTTTCCGTTTACAGATTTAACATACGCTTTTTGTGTATCGTAACCTTGTGAAACAACAATTGTCATTCCTGGGCCAATTAAGTGACCAGCAGGGAAAGTTAATACTGTTCCAGCGTTGTTACATGATACATCATCATAAGCGATGTGAAGTCTGCCTTGTTCAGACCAAACTACTACGTCAGACGCCATAGGCATCTCAGCTCCTACCATTCTTAAGAAACCGCCGATTGTTCTGTTTCCAAAACGCTCAACCTCTTTCTCATAAACTTCAGGTAAAAACTGTTGTGTAAAGTTTAGCTCTGCTACAGACAAATAGTTGTCTCCAAATAAACCTTTAATAGGTCTTGGAGTTAAATGTGCCAGATTCGCTAACGAATCAGGGCTAGTTGCAAATGCCATAATTTTAAGTTTTTAATTATTTACGAATTTTTATTTTAAGTTTTGACATGCTATCTGCGTCGCTTGGCACTGCGCGAACGGACCAACCGTTTGAAATCTTGACTTTCTCATGGGTCCCTCTTGGCTCCATATCAATATTCTTTGATTTTTCCATACTGTTACGCATTGCGTCGGCTTTGCCTTGCTCATAAAAATGATTGGCAACTGCATCAGCATTCATAGCTGTAAATAGAGATTTGTGATAACCTTTGGCGTCTGACATTTGATTTTTTTCATCTAAGAACTTCTTAACAAAATTGTTAATGTCGCTTTGGGTTTCTTTAATACCAGAAGGGTCTTTCACATTAAACCTATATTTTTTGTCTCCAACTTCATATTCAAAACCTTTGAACTTGTCGTTAAAAACTGTTTCAGTTTGCTTGTGAAAAAACTCCTGACTATTATCAGCTTGTTGTTGTTCTTTTTTGTATCGGTTGAAGAACTCCACCGCTTTTTGTTGCTCAGGCTGCAAATTTGTTGTAGCCTTAAGTTCATTGTAATATTTAGATTTTAATCCCTCTAAATGTTTTTTAGCTTTAGCAGCTTCATCTTTAAAAGCAATCTTTGCTTTCCTAATTTGCTTTGGCTCGTCTAACTCTTCATCGTATGAAAAGTCTTCCATTAAAAGATCTATATCCTCCTTGTCTAAATGAGGCTTGGTTGTTTCGTAATATTCACGAATTAATTGCGCTTCATTTAAGTTAGAATAATCGGTGTTTAACTTTACGTAATCCTGTAAGCTACCACCAGTCTCGTTTATAAATTCAATTACCTTATTTATTCCTTCTGGTAATTCAACTTGTGTTTGCTCTTCCGGTAATACTTCTTCTTGTTTCGGTGAGGAGTCGGCAACTTCAACGCTTCCTTCCACTCCGTCCACGTCAGCTGTATCTTCTTCATCTTTAACTTCTTCTAATATTACTTCTTCTTGCTCGGTTTCCCGTACTTCTTCAACCACTTCTTCGCTGTTTGGCGAGTCTTCGGATTCTCCGACAACAGCATCGCTGTCATCTGCGCTTTGCTCTTGAATGGCATCTTCTTCTGGTTTATTAAGTTTACCTAAATCTAATTTAATTGTACCATCATCAGCTACCGCAGCACCTGTATCTGGTTTTTGTTCTTCTACTGGTTGTTCAGTAGTTTGCTCTTGCGCCTCTACTTGAGGTTCAACAGCGTCGTTTTTAATTTCTGACATGATAAGATATTATATAATTATACATTACTATTATTACTTCGGTTCAAAGGAACCTAAGCCAATGCCCCCGCCGATAATGTCGTTTCCAGAGGATTCGAAATTAGCAGGTCCATTATTTTGTCTTTGATTAACAAGATCGCTATTTATTTGACCTTGTCTTTCCTGTCTGCTATCTCTGGCTGCTTCTTTTTTTGCTTCCATAGATTGCTTTTGTTGAGAATCAATTCCTTTGAGTTGCATGTTATATTCAAACTCTTGGGCCATCAATTCTTTTTTAGCCTCAACTTCAGCTTGCAGTTTTTGTATTTCTAGATCGTTTTTAATTTTTTCTAGTTCTGCATCTGATTGTACGAGTGCTTGTTTCTTTTGCACTTCAGCTTGTGCTGCAACTTGTTGTGCTTGTGCGTTTGCTTGCGCTTGCGCTTGTATGTTTTGTTGCTGCATCATCTGATCTCTTTCTTGCTTTTTCTTTCTACGCAATTTTAAAACTTGATTTGCTAGCTTTAAATTTTGTATGTTTCTAATATCGATAGCATCATCTAAATCTATTAAGCCAGCTGACAATGCTGTTTGAATGTTGTTTTCTAATAATTGCTTTTGCTCCTCATCTGGTTCTAGCTCTATATATATACCAAAGTCACGCATATGCAAATTACCCATCTCTTCTAAAGTACCAACATTATGACCACCAATTTTTTGTATAAACGCTTCTTTTGTTGGTGAATATTCTATTACATCTGAAACTCTTAGCGATAAACATTCCGCTAAATGAGATGTAATGTATAAACCACTATCTAATATGTGTCTAGTAGCAGTATTAGAATTAGCAGCTGCAATTTTTTGTATACCAACTAAAGACTTTGCGTCTGGCATACTACCATCTCTAGCTTCGTTTAATCCCGTCACATCTCTTATCATTTGTAAATAATAATTATATGTGTTTATTAAACTTTGTAGCTTTTGCCCGCCAGAACCTGATTGTATTTCTTGGATTGGTATTTTGCCCGGGTTCATATCCCCGTCTTGCGTCATTGATCTACCTATAACAGAACCTGTTTGAAAAAACATATTTAATGCTTCTTGTGGATTGTAATTTGTTCCATTACCTAAATCAACCTCAGCTAAACCATCAGCATCAAGATAAACACCGTCCGGCACCATTCTTGACATCACTTGCTGTAGCTTTAAATGTGTTAATTGAATCATATCAGCAAAACCAGTTGTTCTACTAACCAAAGATTCAATTTTACCTTTATACATACGAGGCGCACACATACTATAATTCATAAGAACTTTAGTTTCGTCACTTTTTGGACGCATCATATTTTTTGATAACTCCCATTGTAATAACATATCCGTACCTAATACTAAAACACCTTCGTATAAAACTTCTAGTGATCTAGACATTTTACCGAACTGTTGTTCTAACATTTCAACCGGAGGATCAAACTGGTCGTCTCTTAATAATATTTTAGTTGCACCTGTAGAAGTTTCCTTAACTTTGTAAACTTCATTCATGTATGTTTTGTAATTAAAATACAATATTTGCACTGTATTAGAATCACTTTCATTATAATTGGTTATTGTTCTATCGTAAAATTGATTGTTTTGATAACCTGTTTTTGCAATTGAATTTAGATCCTCTTCTGTTAAATCAGGGAATTGCTTTTTTAATTCATTTATATGCACATCTCTAACCTCACCTACATAATAAATATCATCAAAATACGGAGATTCTGTATATGACCAAACTAAATTAGCTGGATCAACATAATCAATTATTATACCTTCTGACTTTGAAAATCTATTTTTAACAGCACCAATACCTATTACAGTTAAATCATAATATACTCTTTTCTTAGTTAAATCATAATTATTTCCTTCAAGCAAAACATTTATAGCTTGCTCTTCAGCTAATTCAACCGCTTGCTTGTACGAAAGCTGCATGTGTAATTCTAACTCCTCTTTGCCTTCTGGTAATGTTTCTGGTGGGTTTTCAAATAAATTTATATTAAATTCTTTTTGTACAAATTCATTTATTTCTTTTGACTGTATATCTCTTATTATAGATTCTAAGTATGCAGATCTTTTATAAACACCATAAGGGTCTTGAGAATACGCTTTAATATCAAAAATCCTATTTGATATACCATTAACTACTATGTCTACAAACTTAGGTATAATAGGAACAGGTTTCCAATCTATATTTAAGTAAGACAAATCGCCGTTAATTGATAACTCGTCTTTATATTTTTGTATGCTTTGCTCACCACGAGCATATAGTCTTAATCTATGAAAAGTATTTTGGTTACTTGCAAATCTGGAAGTACCAGAATCAGATTTAAACCATTCATCTTGAATAGCTCTACCAACTCGTAATCCATACTCTGGGGAAATTTTCTCAGCGTCACTTGCTACTTGACTTGGAAAAAAACTATTTATAACTGACTCAGCCATATGTTTATTTTATTATTTGAGATACTGCACCGCTGTTTTTATATTTAGCAATATGCAAGTTTAATTTCGGTTTATCAACAGTTGGGTTTGGAGCATACAAATGTCTGTTGCATGCCATAATTGCCAATCCTGAGCTAATAGTTGCATCAAACTTAGTTCGCTTGGTTATATCAAATTTTGCCCAATCGTTTAAAGTTGCGTTAAAGTACATTGATCCATACTCACCACTGTCTTTAACACCAACGTGAGATTGTATATAAGTTTCAATAGCTGCAGCATGAGCTTGTTTTATATCTTCACTTGAATTAGGTATGCCACCAACTTCTTTTTCTGCTACAGACAATTTATTCCATTTTTTATCAGGTCTATTCATAGAGTAACCTCTATAACCTCTTCTTTTAAAATAATACAACAATCTTGGTTTATTATTTTCTGCCAATAAAGGCATACCATAAAATACACAAGCCATAAGCACATCTTCAAAAAACATTTCTGCAGTTGCTGGTCTCGCTATATATTCTAAAAAAAATTGGTTTGGCGGGTGATCTTCCATACTAAATTTAGTAAGACCGTGCAATGCACCTTTAGATCCTTTGCCATCTGTTGTACCTGATATATCATAACTATCACATCCGAATGCCCCCATATGATCATTGCCAGGGTATCTTATACCGTTTTTAGTTATTTGTTTATTTTGTACATTTGGGTTTGGTACCCAGGATATATTAAATCTTCCTTTTGGATTAGGTAAAAATAAAACTTTTGAATCCTTAACACCGTACTCCCACTGGAAACTACCAGTTGTTATAACATTAGTATTTCTTAAATCTTCGTTATAATCTATTTGCTCGTATAATTTAACTAAGTTAAATATACTATTTTTTGTTTCATCTCTAAACGCGTGCTCCTCTGTTCTTGGAAACTGTCTATAATATTCGTTTAAA